TTTAGAATAGCAAGTCGTGGGTATTTTTATCCTACAATAGGTCCCAAACTATTTGAAAATTGTTTAAAACAACTAACAATAACAGATGAGTTAGAAGATACTCAGCGTATGATTATTTCTATTATTAGAAAATTCTTAGAGTATCGATATGTAAATATTTGGCAATGGGATAATTATTCTCCACACATACAAGCAGATACAATTATTTCTCCAGCAAATGGATTGCTAGGAGAAACTATGGCATTGTCTAGCAATGCTAAGAAGATTGTGTTTTACGATTTAAATCCTAATAACATAGAATTTAAAAAAGCATTGTATAACAAATGGGATGGTGTAGACTACTCGGCATTTGCTACTAAGTGGGCCAAGGATCGTAATTTAGATATTGAGCCTGTTCTAGAAAGTGCTAAGAAAGAAGCAGAACAGAATAGAGAATCTAATGCTAATGTTTTTAATAACTGGAATAAACTTAAAAATTTACAAATTGAATTTCATTCTGTAGACTTCTTAGAAAATATAGATATGTTGTTGGGCAACGAACACAACTTCTATTTGCATACTAGTACTATTCTTAACAGTTTTATTATTACAAATATCAAATATAGTATAGAAGAAATCCAACAACTACGAGATAAAATTACTCATTACTGTAAAACAAATAATGGAACTTGGGGAGAAAGTACGTGACATATAAACTTGTCGAATATTCGCCCGACTTAGACTTGTCAGACTTTTATGCAGAAGCAGATCGTCGTGGTTATGAAAACAACAACAGTCAAAAATCAATGTTTGATTGTTTTCGTAACGAGCGAGAGTGGACTGGGTGGATGTTAGAGTATAACGGTAAGTTTATTGGTGGTGTGTGTATACATAGTTTTGACGATGTCATGGGTCCTAACAGTTATAGGATCCTAGCAAGAACTTGTACATTTACCAGCGAAACACATAAACCGTGGCCGCATACTAGAAAAACAATTATTGTAGAACAACAGTGTTGTGCTACACAGTTCTTTGTACCAATGAGTATTAAATGGGCTGGAGAAGGAAAAAGATTGTTTGCAACTAGCAATTCTAATGATATGGGCAGTCAACAACGAGTAAACAATTTGTGGTTTCCCATGCAGGCCAAGTTGGGTAGATTTACCTGGATCAAGGAACACCACTATAGAGGATGCAATCAAAATGTGTGGGAACTCAATGTAGATGAATTTTGGAAAAGTTTACCACCTAAACTAAGGTGGCCTTGCAAATTCCCAGGCGGAGATCCTAGGCCATGAGTTGGGATATCGTAGAAAAATTTGAAAAACAAATAGCAGAGTTTTACAATGCTCCGTTTGCTGTGGCCACTGATAGTTGCACACACGCAATAGAACTTTGCCTAAGATATAAAAAAGTTAAAACTGCAAGTTGTCCCAAACACACGTATGTGTCGGTGCCCATGACTTTTGAAAAATTAGGCATAGAATGGCAGTTTAGAGATCAGCACTGGAGTGAATTTTATCTAGTTTCTGACAATGTCATAGATGCCGCTACATTATGGCAAGCCGGAAGTTATGTAGATAATACATTCATGTGCATTAGTTTTCAATTTAGAAAACATCTTGGTCTAGGTCGAGGTGGTGCAATACTGTGCAACAGTCAGCAAGACTATACTGTATTAAAGAAAATGAGTTACGATGGTCGCTTACCTACAGCACCATGGGCTGAACAAAATATAGACACACTAGGGTATCATTATTACATGACTCCGGAAACTGCACAATTAGGATTAGACAAATTAACTGCGGCAATGCAAACTAAACCCAAGATATGGACTAACAGTGACTATCCAGATTTATCAAAAATGAAAGTATTTAAAGATGTTAAGTAAAAACGAATGGAGTCCTTTAAAGAGTGTTATTGTAGGAGTTGCCGATGGTGCAACTATTCCTCCATTAGACACGAGTCTACGTGTGGTTAATTACGCAGACAAAAAAGACGAAAAGGATATACCGCAAGGTCTCTATCCTCAACAGGTAATCGATGAAGCCAACGAAGACCTAGAAGCGTTTTGCAATTTCCTTAAAGGCGAAGATGTAGAAGTGCTAAGACCAAAACGTACACCTCTGCCTAATTATTATAATTATTGTCCTAGAGATAGTGTTCTAGTTTATAGAGATATGATACTGGCATCACCTCAGCCCTTACGTGCAAGACATAAAGAGTATTTGGCCATGCACGAACATTTTGAACCTTTAGAACGACTAGGTGCAAGATATATCGAAGCGCCTTTGAATCGCAATGACGACTTATATAATCTAAACTGTCTAGGGAATAAAGATACACTTGCGTTAAACGAAACGCAACCATGTTTCGATGCGGCAAACATACTACGTGTCAACGATGATCTGATCTATCTTGTTAGTAACAGTGGTAATAAAAAAGGTGCAGAATACCTACAAAGCCTAGTAGGCAATAAACGTGTATGGACTCTAGAAGGCGTCTATAGTTATATGCACATTGACAGCACGATTACATTACTGCGAGAAGGATTAATGTTGCTGAATCCTAGTAGAATAAAAAGTATTAATCAATTGCCTAAACCTTTACAGAGTTGGGATGTAGTTTGGGCACCGGATCCTGGGGAGATTGCACATTATCCTGGATACTGTAATAGTAGCAAGTGGGTAGCAATGAATATCTTTTCTGTAAATCCTAATCTAGCGGCAATACCAGATCATCAACACGAATTAAGAAAAGCATTAGAGAAGCATAACATAGAATGTGCCATGTTGCCAGCAAGACAACAACGTACACTAGGCGGTGGATTCCATTGTGTTACGTTGGATTTAGTCCGCGAAGAATCCCAGTAATTTGTAATGTATAGCGTTTGTCTGTGCCCTCATTATAAGCACCGTGTGTAGTTGCGCCAATCCAACTAACCCAATCTCCGGCACGCCAGTTATCCATTTCAATTCCTTCTAAGGTAAATCTATGTCCAGGCTTTTTGTCTTCTAAGAAAACAATAATACGTTGAATAGAATCTATATCTGTAATATCGTTTGATTTACTATAAAATGGATACTTGTCCGAATGCTCAGGCAATGCACACCCGGGATGCATACAGTGTACAGCATATACTTTAGAATCTAACCAACTAAAATAATCTTCTAATTCTAAACTATCAAATACATCATGCAATCCCCGATGTATGTCCATGGTAACTATTAGATCCTTATAACCAATATCTACGGATTGAAATCCTCTATAGATGTTGTCCTGACTAGCGTAATCGATATTAGATAACTGATCACTAGTCCAGTGAGGAAAGATTCGACCTCTCATCATTCTTCCCAGACGTAAAGGCCTTTTTTAGGTACTGCAAAATTAAGATACGTTTCAATTCGGTCCAAGTCTTGTTGTGTTTTTAAACTTAGCAGTTCGTTGGCAAAGTGTAATTCAACACCTTTGTCCAATGCTAGTTTTAATAGTTCGCTACGACGAGCGACATCATCTGTCAAGCAATAGATACTGCATAGCACAATACCATCCGGCTGTTCTTTGATATAATACTCAAGACCAGGTTGCCAATCTAAATGTTCGTTTTCAAACTCATAACTGGTATAAGCAATCTTGTTCTTAACACAATATGGTTCTATAATGGCACGTTGCATAGGTAGCGGTATGTCTTTGCTAAACTTGCTGTTCCATCCTGCGTAAGTAATAAAACTTTTACCTGTATAGTCTTGTGTTTCAGATACTGAATAATCTCCTGGAAGCCTCATGAAGCCACCGGGCAATCTGCGTCCCCATTCTTCGCCTTCAATAAGAATACGCATGTCCATGCTGACACGAGTGTATCCTTCATCATTGTTTACATTACCGTGGATATGCTCTTGGAAGAACAAATGGCTCTGGCCCGGATTTAGCGTAACTGGCCAAGCGTGTTTTAAACTTTCTTCTTCGAACTTTTCCATACTCCACTTTTCAGCAAGTACACGTTTAGTAATCTCACGACTAATTTTTAGGTCTAACATCCACATAGTATTGGTCTTCTCTGCACGGGTAAACGGTGTCCAGATAGTTCTACATCCACGGCCGTTGCCTACGAATATGCCTTGATGAAAGGCAAGCCTACGTCCTACCTTTGCTTGATTAGGAATGACAACTCGAAGTGTACCCTGACGTTGAATCATGTATCGCTTGTTGCCAATACGCTGTGGCACAATGCTGGCAGCAAACTCGTCAAAGCGTTCCATAAAGTCTCTACGACTACATGCATTTTGCACATGTTGACTCACTCTAACAATTTCTGCAGGAGTTAGAAACTCGTGCAATGTTTCTAATTCTTTAATCTGTGGGGCAACTTCTTGAATTACACTCAATGCCCACGCAGGCCAATTATATTTTTCTAAGTCGTAGTCTACTGAGTTGTTATCCCAGTGTAATTGTAATTCATTTAACATTTAACTTTTCCTTCCAAATTTCAATAGTCTTATCTAGTCCATCATTTAAACTTACTTGGGGTGTCCAGCCTGTTAACTTGGTTAACAAGTTATGATTACTGTTCAGCCAATAAATTTCTCCAGGACGATGTAGTTTACGATGCCAATGAATTTTACCAGTCCAGTCGAGTTTTGTTGCAATCATATCTGCATAGTGTTTAATCTTGATAGGATTGTCTGGTCCTATGGTTAGTATCTTTCCAGTGTTTACTAGTGCAGGATTATTGATAATAGTAGTCCATGCACTCAACATGTCATCAATAAAAATAAAGTTACGGTATGGCTCTGCGTAACCAAACTCTACTTCGTAGGGATTAGTCAGCATTTGCATAATAAACTGTTCAGTAACAAAGAAGTCGTTGTCTTTACGGCCATAACAATTAGTTTGTCTAATAGCAGTAAATGGCAAATCTAAACAGCGGTGTGCATATTCTAAATATTTTTCAACACCATATTTGGCCACTGCATAGGGTGCATTAGGATTAGGTTGTGTGTTCTCATCATAGGCTTCAAACACTTCAGGAACTTTGCCTGCTTGTACAATATCACTGATAGGTTGCCAACCATAGACTTCCATGGTGCTGGCAAATACAAAGTTTTTAAGGGTGGGAACTTTTGATGCGGCTTCTATTAAGTTTACGCTGCCTACATAGTTAATTTGACTAAATGTTGTTTGCTCGTAGAAACTCTTTTCTACTTCTGTACGTGCGGCAAGGTGTACAATAATGTCAGGCTGAAAGTCCAATACTTCTTTTGTAACTGCGTCGAACTCCAACAAGTCACTTTTTAAAGAATAAATCTCGTGTTGCTCTTTTAATAATGGCTCTAAGTGTTGTCCTATAAAGCCGCTTGTACCTGTCATTAAAATTTTCATTATTGTTTTCCTATAACCATATACCTAGTGTATAGTGGTAATTCTAACTCTCCGGCCCAAATTACATCGATACCGCATTGTTGTTTAAATTCTTCCAAACTGTTGGCAATCCTAACATGTTCGGGTATATTATAATTATTGCTTTGTAGTACTAGTAGGCTGTTATGTGGCATACCACTTAACCATATGTCATATTGATCTTGTGTAATATGTTCGCAACTAGTGTTAATAACTACATCTGCATCACTGCGAATAGCGCACATATCTGCTGTAACTGCACGGAACTTGCCACCCATTTCTTCAATTTTGTTCATATTAACGGCAATAGGTTCGCAACTAGGATCAATATCAACACTACGGATATTGATAATAGGAACATCGCTTTGAAATAGCATACTGGCTAACACACCAACCCAACCACCGTGAATATCAATACTAATAAACTTTTTTACATGTGCTCTTAGATTAACTATCAACCATTCTTTGCTTTTAAATTGGCCACTCCAAAAGGCGTCCATGGTACGCATGGGATCTGGGCTTTGGCGTATGGCCTGCATCCAATGGTGTAAATGATCTAAGTCTATCTGCATATTAAATTCTTCAACTGTCTAAAGATACTGTAGGGTTTGGTATTACTAACTATAGTGTGTTTGATACCCAATGTGTTTAGCAAGTCCATTGCAAATGCAGTATGACCTTCTTTTCCTAGATGATCTCCGTCTAGTGCTCTGGGATATATTTCTTCATACACTCCCATATACAATGGAAGTGTTTTATGCTTACCCATTAAATGCTTAAAGTGTTTTTCAACTATTATATTATGTGTAATAACATTCTTTTCCAATAACAGCCTATTTGCATGATCTATTAATAATTTAGATGTGATATAGGAATCATAAACAGAATATACATCCTTAAAATATGCGTCAGACGCAGGATCTGTATCACTAAGGTTATGATGTAGATCACGTATTTTCCAAGGAGAACTAACAATCGAGTATCTGTTAGGATATGACCAAGAAATGATAACAATGTCATCTGGTCTAAATTTAAATTTACTAATTGCGTACCATATGCGTTTATTAGAAGCACCAGGCACTGCGGTATTAATCAACTGTCGCCTCATTTCGTCAGCAACTAATTGCGGCCAACTTAGTTTACTAGGCTTAGCAGATGTCGGCCAGCAATCTGCTAATCCCACTCCGTAGGCTAGTGAACATCCAAAAATAATCAATCTACTCATTTTCTTTTCGGTATTTTACTATCTGCACTGCTGACACAACTCGGAGTAATACAAATTCTAGGAGTGTTAAACAATTCGAATCCTTCTGTTAAAGTTCCCAACGGAACATCGTGACAACTATAACTTCTCTTAACTTCATTACTTCGTATTATAACACTTTGATGCCCGGCAGAGCAAGTCCAATCTTTGAATTTATTAAAACCAAATGCGTTAAATCGTTCTGCTTGATCTAACAGATATTCTGTGTCATTGTTGTCGTACAATGCTATTTGATAAACGTCTTCTCCGTTGGCCTTTTGAGGAAATCCTGTCTGCATCTTGTCAATCATGTCTTTAGTGTAACCATCCACAACACCACTGGCAGTAGGATCGCTTTGCGGCTTGAGTGTTACATTAATTCCACGATTGTGAAAGCGTTCCATGCGAGCATATAATTCGTAAAACTTTTCAGGTACCATTACTTGATTAATTGTAACGTGTACTAGTTCATATTGTAACTGTAGACACTTATCGCCAAACTCTTGCTCCTTGGCAAACTCATCGTGATAACTGGCAGTAATACTTCTACGTTGTAATAGTGAAGTGTTGGCACACCAAGTGTTCCACCATTTGCTGCCCGGCGACAAATTAGTAGTCATGTGTATGCTTTGGTACTTGGATTCTAATTCGTCTAAATGTTTAACAAGATCATTTAACTGTTTGTATGCTGTGGGCTCGCCACCGCTGAACGACCAATGGAACTGATCAAACCCATTGGCCCGGGCTTGACGCTTGATCTCATCTACTGTAGTTTTATACACTTCAAGCGGCAGGTGATCAATTTGATCACTGCGAGCATAAGGCCAACAGTAACTACAATTATAATTACAAAAACGTCCCAGTATCCAACTAACATTGAATAGGGGACGATCCAGCATAGTTCGTTGACCGAACTTAACTATTTGTTGGAACGGGATATCTTGAAAAGAAGGCATGTAACCACTCAAAATCATTTATTTTACTCAAGGCTTCCATGTCTCCTGCATTTTGCAGGCCGTACATTTTGCCATCTTCTGCACCGAGAAATGCCCAGTCAGCGAACGGACGTTTGTCAGCATAGGTGCACCATGTCATAAGGCGTGTTTCTGTTTCTGCATCTACTTGTCCGTCAATTAC